ATAAGCTGTTTTGTATGGACGCTTGAATGTTGGTCCATAGATATCAACGTCACTTGTAAGAACTGATCTTCCTGGAATCTCTGTGCTTTCACATTGGAGTGCTAGGTATCTGGCTGCTGTGGATTTTACTTTTGGAACACCCTCACCTGATCCACCACCAAAGATACTACTAACAAAGCCATTTACGCTATCTACCGCTGATGCTGTTGCGTTATCCAATCCTTCAATGATGGATTCATATGCTGATTTGCTTATCTGTTTGGTTACACCAGGAGGCAAATTCAATATTACACGGAAACGGCTAGGCTTTGCGAAACCTGCGTGTTGTACCGCATTAGCGTAAAATATTTGTGGTGAAAATGCCATTAGAATTTCTTTCTAGAGTCTGCCCAGACTTTATTTTTGCTTGCCCCCTGGAATTGTTCAACAGGTAACAATGCGGCAATATCCCATTCATCACCAAAAATTTCAACAAACCTAGACTGAACATGTGCTCCAAGATATCTCTTGATGCATGGAGTAGCCTCGTATGCTCTTGAGAATGCTTGTAGAACTTGATATGTCAATCTAAGTTTTGTTTGCATGTCAAAACTTTTGTTTGATGCAAACTCGCTCAATTTATCTAAAAGAATGATCCGTTGCTTTGGGTGAATGTAATGTAAATTCAGCCCTAGAAAACCGTCTGGGTATAGTTGAATTGGTATAACCAATGGGAACCTGTCGTAATATGGCAACGTATCCTTCGTTTTGGGATCATAGTAAAAGAAGTACATGTGACCTATGAAATGGGAGTTTGTCTGTCTCGCTCTGTCAGCCATCACTTTTTGTGGTGACGGGTTGAAATCTTTCATTTTTGTTCGCAACCAGTCACGTGCCTGCGTAGTGCGAGCATCGTAGCCAACTTTCATAAGTTGCTGGTTGATTCTGTCCATTAGATAAGCCATGATCTATTTATTTGCCTTTTATGCTATTCCAAGTTCTCTTTCAGTTAGAATCTGAAACTTCCAGCCATGAGTGTGGCAGAATTCATCGGCTGCTCTCCACTTCATTTGATTGACTGCGTAAGTCGCCGCTTCCTGTAGGAACTTCTTGGTTCTTCTTTTTTGTACCGGTTTCTGTGTCTGACTCTCAGGTTTCACCTCAATGACATAGGTCATTACAGTTCCGTCTTTTCTTTTAACTTTAATAATAAAGTCTGGAAAGTACCGATGCTTTCTTTTGTCTACTGGAGAGATGTAAGGAATGGCTAACTCTTCCGATGACCACCAAATTACACTTGGACTTTCATCGAAATATTTCATGCACCGTAGTTCCCAAGAAGACCGATAAACGATGTTTTTGGCGTCTCCGTTGTATTTTGTGGGGTTCTTGGGGGTAAACCAGCCCTTCCAAGAATTCTTTCCGTATGTCATATAAATATGTAGTCCACCAAAGGAATCTTAATGGCTCTATTTAATCTTTCGAATATCAAAGTCGAAGAACCGGAAAACCGAAAAACACTATCTCCAGGATATGTTACATCAACTTGGCGTTATCCTTCAGACATAGGTTCACTTGACAAAGGACATTATATGGTTATTCATATAAATGTCCAAGAAAAAACATCATATGCTTATGAAGCAGACAGGAATTCACAGCCAACAATTTTCAATAACAGAACGAATTTGAAGGCTAGAAATGGACAGATTAACACTGGAGACATTTTTTCAAATATACAAAAAGATGCTACCTCAATAAAAAATTATCTATCTGCTACTAGCATTGGTGGTAGAGTAGCTGATGGTGTAGCTGGTGGATTAAACTCCGTAGGAACTGCAACAAATAGTGCATTGAGAAGTTTAGGAATTTCTGGAAATGCATTACTTAATGAAGCTAAGAATGTTACCGGCGGTATCGCTTCAGCTTTGACGAGCATGAATCAAATTAATTTTATGAGGACAATTAAAAGAACTACCGACAGTATTGCTCTCTACATGCCAAATACATTAAATTTTGCTCAAAATCAATCCTATTCGGATTTGAAACTGGGAGGAGAAAATCTTTCGACAGCAGTTGCCGGATACTCAGAATTATCCGACTATATCAAAGGCGGCACAGGAGCAACTTTAGGTAAAAACATGACTCCTTTTATTGCTAGTTTGTTAAAAAGTAAATTGGCGCCATTACTTGGAACGAATAGTACCGCAGCAGTTTTTGCTTCAGCGTTTGGTGTTGTAGAAAATCCAAGATTAGAATTGTTATACACCTCTCCTTCTCTTCGTACTTTTTCTTTTGAATTTATGTTTTATCCAAGAGATGAGCAAGAAGCATCAGATGTTCAAAGAATTATACAAAACCTTAAATTTCATCAGGCTCCCGAATTGTTGAAAGGTACCGCAGGTTATTTCATGGTCCCACAATCAGAGTTTGATATTGAATTTTATTACAATGGACAGATAAACAATAACATACCGAAAATATCGACTTGTGTGTTGACTTCAATAAATGCAGATTATGCCCCAAATGGTTTTCTAGGGTTGAATTTGCACTATATTCACCCAAAGCAACGAATCATTCTTTTAGATAATTTGAGTTCAGTCGCTACAGATAATAGGTTTGATGAAAACACTAAACTGAAAATTAACTATCAATATTTAAAAAATGCATCAAGAGCATTTGAAGCTACGCCATGTATTAAAAGATATTTGAGTAGTCATATACAATCTCGATTCGTGCAAATCCATGCAAACGAATGGGATATCGCTGCATTGCTACCTGTAGAAAGATTTGAAAAGGCATCTACAAGTAGAGTTTGGGCAGACTCAAGGAAGAGAATTTAATGTCATTTCAACCACAATTATTTTTGTCAAACATCAAGGCTAAGGAAGGATTAGCTAGACCTAATCGTTTCCAAGTGATATTACCTATCCCACAATACATAGGAAATTTCATTAACAATAGTCTGATCGATCAGATTCTAAATTTACCTAACACTTTGTTCTCAGACATTACTACACAGGTCTTGGGAACTGATTCAACAGCAGTTGTATCAAGCAAACCAGACATTTCAAGATATCTAGCACTGCAATGTGAAAGTGCTGAATTACCCGGAAAAAGTTTGCAAACTATGGAAGCCTCTATCTACGGTCCAGGATTCAAAGTACCATATATGGCAGCATACACAGAAACTAATTTGACTTTCATATGTACTAACGAATTCTATGAAAGAAAACTATTTGATCGTTGGCTTGAAGCAATTGTTCCTACAGATACAAATAATCCTAGATTTCCAAAAGGCAAAGATTCTAGGTATATGACTAACATTCGTGTAGCACAGTATGACGATTTTATTAGACAAATTTATGCTGTAGAAATGATTGATGCTTTCCCTATTTCTATTGCATCTCAACCGTTGAGTTGGAGCGATGATGGGTTTCACCGTTTGACTGTTCAGTTTGCATATCAAAGATACAGAACTGTTTATGATGGCGGTTATGATTTGACTGCTGCTGGTGCAGATATCCTAAGTTCGGCGGCCGGAAGACTTTTTGGACTTTAATTATTATTTGGAGATAGTATGTTACCTAAAATTGATGTGCCTGTATTTACTGTAGAGTTACCTTCTAACAAAAAGAAAGTAGATTTCAGACCGTTCCTAGTAAAAGAGCAAAAGCTTTTTCTTATGATGGCTGAAAGCACCGATCCTGCTGAGACTATTAAAGTTATCCGTCAGGTGTTGAAAAATTGTGTTTTAATTGATTTGGATATTGATGCATTACCTGTATTTGATTTAGAATATTTGTTTATGAACCTTCGTGCAAGGTCTGTTTCTGAAATGGTGAATCTAAAATACAGATGCAACAACATGGTCGGAGAAGAGGGTTCTCAAAAAGAATGTGGAACAATTAATGAAATTAATTTTAATGTGCTAGAAATACAACCAACATATACTAAAGAACACACTAATAAAATACAACTTAGCGATAAAATTGGTATCATAATGAAATACCCTACTTTTGAACTTGTACAAAAAGCAACGGGTAAAGGTGAAGATGAAATGATTATGGATATGATCTATGAAACTATTGAATGTGTTTATGACGAAAATCAAATTTATCATATGAAAGACAATACCAAAGAAGAGATTATCGAATTCGTTGATAACTTGCAACAGAAAGATTTAGATATGTTTGAAGCTGATGTAGAAAGAGCAAGAGGTGTTAAGGATCGAGCAGATAAAACTTTAGACCTTATAATATCTAATGCTATCAAGGTAGAAACCGACGAGGCAGAGATAGCTAGACCATTCAGCATGCCTTTTGAAAAGCGTGGCGGTGAAACTGTTCCATTCTTTAGAAAGCCTGCTGGTCGTGCTGATGTAAAAGGGCTGGAAGCAATATCAGAGGAGAACGAGAAGAAGAAGATGGAAGACATAATGCTTCAAGCTTCAACACCTCAAGCCAAGGATAATGCCATCAAGGTAACTTCAGCACAAAAAGCTAAGTCTCTATATGGAACTAGAGATTTTGATAATCTTTTAAAATCTGATGTAGGATCTGCAGTGTCTGATTTATATGTAGCAAATAAAAGTAAGGGCGAAGAATCTACTGGCCAGATATTAGAATACATTGCTACAGAGTTTCCAAAGGTTGAAGATCAAGAAAAAGCAGCTACAGTTTTATTCGGTCTTCAGTATGGAGATTTAAGATCTAAGAAGTTAGGCTAAACTTTACATTCCATCTATATATAGATGGAGATATTAAATGCCAGGTACACTATCTGAAGCTCAGAAACAGCTTGTAATACAAAAAGGTTTAAAGCCAAGTGTTATTGAGAAAGCATTTGACCAAGACAAGATTAATAGATATTTTCCAGAGCCTGCTGTAGCACAGCCTGCTCCAGTTATTCCTGCTGCTACACAGCCTGCTCCAGTTATTCCTGCTCCAGTTATTCCTGCTCCAGTTATTCCTGCTCCAGTTATTCCTGCTCCAGTTATTCCTGCTCCAGTTATTCCTGCTGTAACACAGCCTCCACAGGAAGAGATTAAACTTCCACTTGTTGCCGAAGCGCCTTCTCCATTTTTTGGACCTAGCAAGTT